GACTGTGGTTTAGCGGTCATTCTTTATCTCCAGATTGATCGGGCGCACCCATCAGTTCCCACACCATTTTATGACACGGGCTTCCTTGAGTGGGTAAAATTTGTGTATCAATGCAGCCGCGGAAGACCTTTATCATGCCCTCCAGAGCTTCAATCCTTTCCTGCAATCTATCGCGCTGTGCCACTAGTACACGCAAGTCGCTCGGCACCATTTTATCTAAGCAATCATCTTGTGTAGCAAACTCAAATGTTATGCGCATTATTCTGGCCCCGGTTTATTGTGTGGTGGTCGGTTAAGTACCAGCCCCGGATAAGAACGCTGCATCCGTATGATGGCTTTTTCAATGTCGCCACCGGCTAGGCTCAAGTTGATGTCACAGGCCATCTGGCCTTTGCCGGTGATATACATTAGCTCGTTGACTGCTTCCGTTTTGTTCATTTAGTGATCATCCGTATGTAGATGTTGGGCATACTCTTCTGCTGCATGGATTAGACCCTTGACTGAAATTCCATGGAGCCTTTCCTTTCTTATAGCTCTTGCAAGATCCATAAAGGCATTCTCCACTGCCTCTGCCTGTTCCCGCTCAACTTTGTCAGCACGCACATACACAACCGCTTCATCGGGATCAGAGTAAGAGTCTGGCGCTGGATCGTCGCTCCAGATCATGCCGATCTCTTCGCCGTCGCTGTCGTCTTCACCTTTGATTAGGTAGATAATCTCTGGAGTGCTCATTCGTCTAGCTCCTGCTTTGGTGGCTCTGGCAGTGGCATCCAGTGCGTCGTATCTGATAACGCTTTCAAAATCCGATCGGGAACAATTCTGTAACGAATTTCTTCGTGGTCTGTTGGAGTGAACGCAAGGCATCGTTCAACAGGCAACCGCTCACTGCACTTAATCCAGTCATCTGCCTTGGCGTGTACATCTTTCAACTTTACCAGCACACTACCTATCCGGCACAAAGAGCCGTAATTTCGCTCTGTGTTAGCGTCGGCCTGGATGATGTCGCAAGCGTCTTGCAGGGCTCTGATGTACTCGGCATCCGGAACATCAACACTGGCAGGGTGTGACCCACAAAGCAGCGCCTCGGCAAGATCATAAAGCAGATTTTGCGCAATGCTGTTTTTCGGATCATTAGCACGCAAGTGAACGCCGCCTCGCTTGTCCGGCCATAGCACGCTGATTCCTTCAACTCCGAAGCCGTCATCAAAGGGTTCTATTGTCCAGCCCTTCGGGACACTCGCCACAGCATCCGTAATCTTTGGTGGTTCAGGTATTGCTTCAACCATAGCGTCCCAAACCTCACCCGCCTCATCTGGCGTAATGTTAGGAATGCCCCAGTCCCGCGCGGCAAGCTCCATGCTTTCTGTGGACAGTCTTGGCACCAGCTTCCATTCTTCCGGCACATCAACGCAGGCAGGGTGGGTGTAGAGCGGGACAGCATGAACCAACTTTCCCTTGTCACACTCAGGAAATACTGTCGTTGGCGCGCCTTTAGACAAAAGGTCTAAATTTCCATGATCGGTGTAGGCCGCAGGGTCACCCTCAAGCGCCTGGCGGCTGGCTTGCCAACCATTAAAGCTGGACTGTAATTGATCGCCGCTATACCTGCCGTCACATGCTATTAAAAAATCTAAAGGCTTAAATTTGCCTTTAGTCTTTGCCCAATCCTCAAACGCCTTTATGCTATCACTCATCAAAAATACTCCCGCTGAAACGCATCAATCTGTTTACCGTCCATGCTATCAGCCAGCGCAACATACCTATCTGTCAGCCAGTCGCGCCACACTTCGCCCATGTTAAAGTCAGGATCTGTCAGCGCAGAGAACAGGTAGCCTTCAAGCTGAGTGCTTTCCTCACCAAGCCATTCGGCAACCTGCCACGACAGCGTGTGATTGTCTTGCATGTATTCATCCATAAGCTGCTCGGCAAACTCTGAGCGGTACTTTTCCAAGGCGGCGTCTTCGTCTGCCAGTTCATCTACTAGCCCTTGGTAGTGGTCTAGAGTTTTTGTGTGGTTATCGGTCATTATTTTTCTCCTCTGGCTTCGGCAAGCGCCGCTTCACACCTCTGAATTTGCTCTCCATCCCCGTCATCGTTAAAGTCTGAGTGACGGTTTACCATTAGCAGCAGGCTCTCAAGTTGCCTGTAAAGTTTTGGAGCCGTTTCAATCAACGCCCGGTCAGCGTCGGCAAGCCCTTCCTCGCCAGCGTCGTCAGTAGTCGCAAACCAAGCGGCCCCGTCATCGCCCTCATTGCAGCTTTGAGGCACTAGGACTGGCGTGTCACCCGAGTAAAGACCAGACCATCCGCCGTTCCATTTGTCCTCGTGCCAATGCCAATTCCCCGGCGTAAACTTTGTGTCAGTCATTTGCATTCTCCATATCCTTGTAAAACAGGCCACCCATAAAGGCCGCCGCTATCAATGTGTATCTGTCTAAGCTCGCAGTAGTTAGCCTGCCTGCCGTCCAGGTCGTCTTGCGTATCTGTAACGCCTAGCACCAGAGCGATAACAACCACAGCCGCAAGCATGCTAATTGCTGATACTGGGCTTATGGGCGAAAAATTCTGTTGTGTTTTCATGGTTCACTTCCTCTTTAGCGTTGTGTTACCATATACTCTAATTGATTAACTGTAAACACATAAAAGGATAAAATTATGCGTCTTAAGGTTTATTTTTTACTGGCGCTCGCGCATTACTGTGGCGTTCAACAAGGGGCGCTACAGAAAGCCTCAGGACTCGGCGCTAACACCCTGAGCGTATGGAAGACCAACGACCGGCACCCCACTGTCGAAAGGTTCTATCGTGCTCAGTGCGCTTTAGTTCAGCTTGCAGGGCTGCCGGTGAAGTACAAAGATTTTGAAATCGAGGCGGTGGCGCGGATTGTAATTAAGTAGCCCCGAGGGGCTTTCTTTATCTGCCCGGCATCGTTCGCCGCTGGTAGTCATTTCGGCAAGGTGCGTCACAAAAAGCGCCCTTGTCTACAGGCTCATAACAGTTTCGACAGATGCCTGTGTAAGCATGTGGAATATTTTCCCGGCGGCAATTTTCCAATGATATCTGCAAGTTAGCCTCGATAATCTTGTCCGCTTCGTCAGCTTCATCAGCCACGGTATAGTTCCCTCGCTCGTTTAAACATGTTGCGCCTGGCCATTGCTTCGGGCGTATAGACAGACTTCTCAAACGATGCCAACAACTCTTCAGCCTTCAACCGGCTATCTTCTAGCTGTGCTTTGAGCGCCTGGGACTCTCGCTTGGCGTGGGTTAGTTTGTTGGATAGCTTTTGAGGTGACGTCATAAACAGATCCTTAGCGCCCCGAAGGGCGCACGTTAGACTAAATTCTGACCGGCATCAAAACAAAGTGGCCGTTTATTAAGCTGGATTTCATTTCGTTTATCTGTATTTCAACACTCGGCAAACCGCTGGCCATAACCGCATCAATCACATACTGATAATTGAACCCGGTTGTGATCTCTTTATCGCACTGCACATCACATGCTGCTTCGGCGTTGTCGTTTACAACCGATAGCGTATCAGTCGTAAATTCAAACCGGCCAATATCACGGCCTAGCTGGGCTGTTTTTAGTGCGGCAATAAGGTCATCTGCGTTAACGGTGGCTGTTGCGGCAAAATCTTTCTGCACAACTCTGCGCCAATCCGGGTATTTTCCAGACTGTAAGCTGGTGCTAAACCGCGCGCCCTTTTCATCAATAATCATTTGGTTATCGGATACAGACACGATGCCGTCCATAGCGGGCATCTGGCGAACGCTATCAGCCGGTATTGTAATGTCTGGCCCTTTATAATCTATCTCCCAAAAAGCCATGCGGTGACCGTCTGTGGCCACTGCAAAGCCTTCTGTTAAATGGATGCCATTCAGCATTGGGCGCACGTCTTTCTGCGGCATTGCGTGTGACACTATGGCGATTGCTTCCGCCAACTGCCCAGACGTTAGCGTGGTAGATGTAGCGTCCTCGTAATCCGGCTGCGGAAAGTTACCGAACGGCATAGACTCAAGTTTCAGCTTGCTACGGCCTTGCTTAATCTGGCCTTCGGTAATCTCAATTGGCCCGGACTTCATGCCAGCAACCGCTCGCGCTAGCTTTTGCGCTTCGATAGTACACTTACCGGGATCGCCGGTTGCCTGCACAGATTCCGAGTATGTGCGCACGCCATCGTTGGCGGTAATTGTTAGCGTATCACCGTCAAAATCTAATGCAACGTGTGTGAATATAGGCATTGTGCTTTTTTGTGGCGCGACTTTTGCCGCGCGTTTCATGGTTGCGCTTATGTCTGATTTTTCGATTATAATTTTCATGTTTATCCTTAAAATAGTTCGTATTGTGATTCTTTAGCTGCCTCAAGATTGCGCAGTGCCAACTTAAAATAGGATTCTTTTAGCTCTGCGCCGATAAACTTTCGGCCTGCCTTTAGTGACATATAGCCTTCACTGCCAATGCCCATGAACGGGCTCCAGACGATCTCTCCTGGGTTGCTCCAAAGCTGCAAACATCTCTGTATAACGCCAAGCTGCAACGGGCATATGTGACGTTCGTCGTCGCTGTCCCGGCCTTCTCGAAAGTTCAGCGTATCGGTCTGGTTTATGTCAGACCATATCGGGCTGGCATAGCGCTGCCATACATCGACGCTGGTGTTGTGGCTGTCATCCTGCACGGTCCATCCTTCGCGTTCGTCGTTCCAAACGTGACGCTTAAAGCCAGGCGCGGGCTCAGTGCCAACGTAGTATTTAAACGCACCACTGACAGGCTCAGAATTAGCGCCAGGCTTGCGCATCATTACCATGCTGTCTGGAATGCCCATGCGGCTCATGGCGCTGTCTTTCTTGATTGTTTTGTGCAGTAATCCCAGTGCTTTTGTGCGCTGCATTGCAACAACGGGATCTTTCCAGATCACAACTTCGGAGTGATAAATAAAACCGGCGTTCTGGTACTCGCGGATAATCTCCCCGCGAAAATCACGGATACCGATAAACCCGTCATTCTGCTTGCTGGTTGGCAAGTTCATGCAGTGAATAGCAACGATACGCCCCGGCTTCATCACTCGGAATTGCTCGCGAATCAGGTATAGATACTGCTGCCAGAACTCCCCGCTGTCTTTGCTGTTTCCCATATCCCGGTCGCTGTTGCTGTAGGTGTATAACGACTCAAACGGCGGGCTGAATATTGAAAAGTGTACCGAGTTATCTGGTAAACCTGCGGCCATTTCTACGGTATCCGCGTGGTAGACTGCGTAGTTTTCGTTCATTACCTGATCTATTACATTAGCCATTCTGGAATCCCCATCTGTGTATTTGCTTCGTATTCTGTTTTTTCGGTAGCGGCGCTGAATATTTCTTTATCCATCATGGTTTTCATGTGATTAACCATTGAAGCGCCTAGCTCTTGGTTGTTTTTGTCTTTCTTCATAATGTTTTCAATAACCGCGCCCTCGGTGTCTGCGCTTACAACGTGGACGTGAACTTCATTCAATTGACCAAACCTCCAGCATCGGCGTATAGCCTGGTAGTACGCCTCCCATGAATCGGAAAGGCCCACAAATATCATCTGATGGCAGTTTTGGAAGTTCATTCCGAACCCGGCGATTTTTGGCTTGGAGACCATGACCCGCACGTCGCTTCTAGCAAAGCCAACAAGCGAGTCTGCTTTATGGTCTGGCTTGTCGCTTCCCTTCACCTCCACTGCGTCGGTAATGGACTTTTTGAGCCGATCTGATTCGTCGTTCAAGTTGCACCAGATAAGAACCTGGCCTTCCATACTATTTGCCAGCTCAGCCGCTACGGCTACGCGGGCATCTACTGAGTCTTTGCGTGCCTTATTGCGATCTTGCAAACCCTGAGCCGGCTCAACAAACAGCGCATCTTCTGGCGTAGTCTCGACAACGTGCGAGTGATAGTGAAGTTTCGGCAGTACGTGGCGTGACCCATCAAAGCCAAGGTCAGTCGGACTTCTGATAACCGCTGCCCAGGTTGCCATCCATTCAAAGAACCGGCTCTGGCCGTGGCCTTTTAGCCGCCACTTTGAAACGTCCCCGCCGTCGTGGATGAAGAACATGGCCAGCATTTCAATTTGCGACATTATGCCTAAAAATTCAGCCTGCGTGCCAAGCTCCATGAAATCGTTAGGGCTGGGTGTTGCAGTGCAACTGAGCCGGTACTTAATGGACATGCCGAAGTCTGTAATTTCTTGCCGACGCTTTCCCTGCATCCCTTTTAAGATGCTGGATTCGTCTATAACAATTCCCTGAAACACGTCGGGGTCAAACTTATGGATCTGCTCGTAATTTGTGATGACAATGTTGGGGCCAAAAAACGCCGCGCCGGGATTGGCCTTCTCGACGTTTATTCCGTATTTCTTGCCTTCGTCTATCGTCTGCAATGACACTGCCAGCGGTGCCAGGATAATGACGGGGCCGCCGGTATGCTTGGCCACCTGGTCAGCCCACGCCAACTGCATGATGGTTTTGCCTAGCCCGGTATCTGCAAACAGTGCTGCCTTGCCGCGCTTGCATGCCCATCTTACCAATGGCTCTTGATAGTCAAAAAGCGGGTATGGCAGCACTTCGGGGCAAGAAAAACCGGCGTCTACATGCCGGAATGACTTTTGCTCAATGAATGATTGATAGCTGCTCACTCTCCACACTCCAGCTCAATAGCCCGCTGCAAACTAACAATAGCTTCACGCCGATCTTGAATGCCGTCCTTAGAGCCGCGCTGGCCAGGTTTCAACATTTTCTTGAGCGCATGCTGGTCGGCTGGATTGGTGATTCTGTATGCAACCAGGATATCGTACACATCCGTTAGTTTGCCGTTGATTAGAACGTGGTATTTGCTAGCGGGTTCGTCATAGTGCTCACCCGTCGGCCCGATAGAATCCATACGTTTTTCTGCCTCGGCCCAGGCCTCTTCTTCATCGGGGCTGCTGAATGTACTGTTAGCCGAATCCT